AAAATTGAAAAGCAATATACTTTCTTCGTGGACCTCAATGGTCCACCTGGAAGTTTTGCTGTCAAATTCTTGGGAAAATATGATGGCGTGATCGTTGAGTTCACTGATGTGAAAGTTGGCGATAATGGTTTGATGACGTTTGATTATGATGTTATCTCGAATGTAAACAATGCAAATGTAAAGAGCAAATCGTTTGATCGATTTACTTCTAACGTGATGCGTAGTATACTTCTGAGTGCTATTGACAATGCGATGAAGGAAGGCAATGAAAACAGAAACACTGATCTTGTCGAATCTGATGCGGAACGAGTCTTTCATGAGGAAGACTCTACCATTCTTGAAGAAAGAGTATCTGAGCGAAAGCCACGAAAGAAAACTATTCGAGGAAATAAAAGAATTCGTTCTGAAGTACAACAGTCTGCCGCCGATGGCAGCACTGGAGATCAGCCTTAAAGAGTCCACCAAACTCACTGAAATTGAGTTAAATAAGTCACTCGAACTGCTAAAGGAAATAGCAAGTGACAAGTCAGAACAAAAACTCGAGTGGCTTCTTGACACTACAGAAAAGTTTTGTCAAGAAAAAGCAGTCTATAATGCTATCATGGACAGCATTCAGATACTCGATGGCAAAGATACAGCGAGGGGCAAAGGAAGCATTCCTACTCTTTTGTCTGATGCTCTGGGGGTTAGTTTCGATCCTCATATTGGTCACGACTTTTTGGATAATTACGCTGATCGGTATGATTTCTATCATCGCATCGAGAAAAGAATCCCCTTCGATCTTGAGTATTTCAACAAGATCACTAAAGGAGGATTGCCGCAAAAGACCCTTAACATTGCTCTTGCAGGTACTGGCGTCGGCAAGTCTCTGTTTATGTGCCATGTGGCTGCTAGTTGTCTGGTTCAGAACTACAACGTTCTTTACATTACTCTAGAAATGGCTGAAGAGAAGATCGCCGAACGTATTGATGCGAATCTTCTCAACGTCTCTCTTGATGATCTCATGAACATGCCGAAAGACATGTATGAGAAACGTATGAGTAAAATTAAGACTTCCGTCAAGGGTAAGTTGATCATTAAGGAATATCCAACTGCGTCTGCGAATCCTGCTCACTTCCGTGCATTGATTAACGATCTGGCTCTGAAAAAGAACTTCCGTCCAGATATTATTTTTGTTGACTATCTAAATATTTGTGCGTCGGCTCGAATCAAGGCAGGTGCGAATGTCAACTCATATACCTATATCAAAGCAATTGCTGAGGAACTTCGTGGCTTGGCGGTGGAGAATAATGTACCGATCGTTTCGGCTACTCAGACGACTCGATCTGGCTTTAGCAACTCGGATCCTGGACTAGAAGATACTTCAGAATCATTTGGTTTGCCAGCAACCGCTGACTTCATGTTCGCTCTTGTTAGTACTGAAGAGTTGCAACAGTTAAATCAGATTCTCGTGAAGCAGTTGAAGAATCGTTATAATGATCCGAATCTTCATAAGAGATTCACGGTTGGTATTGATCGCGCAAAGATGAAACTTTATGATCTTGAGCAGAAAGCCCAAGATGCTGTGATGAAAGAAAACGAATCAAAGCCTGTCTTTGATCGTGGTCGTAGTACAGACAAGTTCAAAAATCTAAAAGTGTAATGCAACTCAAGAAGATCGAAAAGAAGGTCTATGCTCTCGCCGAAAAATGGGTCGGAGAGAAGCATATTCCTTCTATCATTCGTCAACTGAATAAAGCATTCAAGCCATATATTGTTTGCTTTTCATCAGAAAGATTTGAGGGCGAATATTACCCTGATCATAATGTGATCGTAAATGGTCATTATTGCTTACGAATTTCGGATATAGTTCCAGAGCACATCTATATCTGTTTAAACTTTCCCGAGGATTCTAAGAAAGTAACCATTACAGAAAAGGGCGCTCATAATCTTGCTGTAAAGATCATTAGAGCAATTCATCACGAGTATCGACACAAACATCAGCAGAAACAACGTCCATTGCTTTTACAGAAAGAATATAAGCCGAAGCCGAAACAAAACAAAATGAAAGCGATGTATTATGGGAATCCTGATGAACTGGATGCTCATGCATACGAAACCCAAGCGGAGAAATTAGATATAAATAAACTGAGGAAAGCGCATAAGATTGGCTGGAAAGAATGTGAAGCCATCTTTATGTATCGTCTGCATTTCCGCAGACAAGATCCTAAAGTTTGGAAAAGATTTCTAAAAAAGGTTTATAAATCTAATGAAAAAATTCAGAGAATACCTGAAGGAACAAGAAACCCATAGCAGTATTCAGGACTTCATGGGTTACTGCAAAAATAATTTGGGTATTGCTGAACTCCCAAGACTCGTTTTGATCAACGATCGCGGCATGGCTCGCGAGAATACCAGTTTTGGTGGGTACTCTCCTTCTGAAAGAACTATTCATTTAAACGTTGCTGGTCGACATCTCGCAGATGTTTTGAGAACGTTGGGGCATGAATTGGTCCATCACAAACAAAACGAAGATGGAATATTGACCAGTTATGCAGGTGAGACAGGAAGCGAGTTTGAGAACGAAGCAAACAGTAAGGCTGGCGTCATCATGAGAAATTATGGCAAATCAAATCCTGCAATTTATGAGGAAGTTGAATTATAATTGAGGTTTTATGACTGTATTTGTGACTGGTGGTTTGGGATTTATTGGTTCTAATTTTGTAATCTCTCACCTGAAAAAATATGCAAGTGACACGGTAGTCGTCCTTGATAATCATTCCTATGCCGCGAATGGAAGCAACCTGAATGGCTATTGGGAAGATTATCGCCTAGAAGTTAAGCATTGCGACATTCGCAATCTTGGTGTTCTGGAGAATCTCTATGCAGACTTCCAACCTTCTCACACTTTCCATTTTGCTGCTGAATCTCACGTGGATAACTCTATTCGGGGCGATGATGTGTTCGTGGACACTAACATTGGCGGAACTCACAATATCATCAAGTGTATCCGTAAACACAGGAGTCGATTAGTCCACATCTCGACTGATGAAGTCTACGGAAGTCTAACTCACGAAGATCCTCCGTTCACTGAGAATACTCCATACAATCCTCGCAATCCGTATTCTGCAACCAAAGCAGCCAGCGATCATCTTGTTCGCGCATATATCAACACGCATAATATTGATGCAATTGTAACCAATTGTTCAAATAACTATGGTCCTCGCCAGCATCGCGAGAAATTTATTCCAACAATTATTCGCCATATTAAAAACAATACACCTGTTCCTGTTTATGGTAGCGGAATGAATGTTCGTGATTGGTTATATGTTGAAGATCACTGTGACGCTTTACTTACAATCAAAGAGAATTGGAAAACAGGCGAGCGTTATAACATCGGTGGTGGTGTTGAGATGAGCAATCTCGATATGGTCACTTTGATTCTTGACGTTATGGGCAAGCCAGTGCATATGTATCAATCATGGATTAATTTTGTGAATGATCGTAAAGGTCATGATTTCAGATATGCAATGGATGCGAGTAAGATTTATAAAGAACTAGGTTGGTCAGCAAAGACTAAACTTGCTGAAGGTCTAGAAAAAACATTGGAGTATTATAATGCGTAAGGGAATTATTTTATCAGGCGGTCTCGGCACTCGCTTGTATCCATGCACAAAAGTAATTTCAAAACAATTACTGCCTGTATATGATAAGCCATTGGTCTATTATCCAATCTCAACATTGATGATGGCTGGTATTCGTGAGATTATGATCATCACTTCACCTGCTGATCGTACACCATTTGAAAATTTAATTGGTAATGGATCACAATGGGGGTTGAATATCTCATATGCAACTCAATTAGAACCAAGAGGTATTGCTGAGTGTTTTCGTATTGCTGAAAAGTGGATTGGCAAGGATGATGTTACGCTCATTCTTGGCGACAATATTTTCTATGGTAACGAACTTATCAATCGATTCAATGCTGCTTCTTGGAACAATACTGGTTGCACTTTGTTTGCTTATCATGTTGCAGATCCAGAAAGATTTGGTGTGATTGAACTTGATCATAATGATGATCCTGTTAGAATTGTAGAGAAGCCAAAAGTTGCTCCAAGCAATTATGCAGTCACTGGGCTTTACTTTTACGACAATAAAGTAGTAGAATATGCTTGGAGGATAACTCCTTCAGCAAGAGGCGAATTAGAAATTACTGACATCAACAATCTTTATATGCAAGATCACAATTGCAAGATTGAGTATCTGAATCGTGGTATTGCTTGGATTGATACTGGCACGTTTGAATCTCTTTCAGAGGCTTCTGTGTTCGTTGGTTCTGTTCAGCGTAGAACAGGAATGATGATTGCATGCCCTGAAGAAATTGCATATCGTAATGCATGGATTACAGAAAATGAAATTCGTCGGGCTGCAGAGAAGTATAGTAAGTCTGATTATGGTAGATATCTTGCACAAATTTTGAGGACGAAATAATGATTGACGTGAAG